CTTATTATTTATCTAATATTAATATATGGTCCCACCAACACCATAATGCATTACCTACTAAAGCCTCTCTAAAAAATACATCTACAACTCAAGATTACCAATCAACAGAAAATGGTATTGTAAGACAAGCTAAAGATAACAATTCAGAAATTGATTTAGGAAATTATTTTAAAGAACAATTAGACATAAAACCTTTATTACCATATGAAGGTGATTATATTATAGAGGGTAGATATGGTAATTCTATAAGATTAGGTGCAAGTGTTAAAGATGATGTTATACCTAAAAATAATAAAAATGATTGGTCTCAAGGAGATGAAAAAATAGGTTCTCCAATTACTATTATTAGAAATGGTCAATCAAAAGAATTAGATGAAAAAGGATGGGTACCCACAATTGAAGATATAAATAGAGATGATTCTTCTATTTATATGACATCAAACCAAAAAATATCCTCTTTAGCAGTAGCTTCAACAAATTTTCAATCATATGAAACAGAAATAAAATTACCTGTTGATCCTTTAACACAACTAACAGATTCTCCATTACCAGAAATTAAACAACCAGAACCTGCAAATTACTCATCTAATAATGATCTTAATGAAGAATTAACACAGCAAGATAATGATAGTATTCCAGCAACACCCAATGTAGTTCAAGAAAGACCAACAACACCAACATCAACACCAACAATAACAACACCAACAGATTCACTTTCTTTCTTTGATGAAATGGTAGGTTCAGGACAAGGAAAAAAAGAAGATTTTGTAGAATATAATTTAATTAAAGAAGATACTTCAATATCAGGAACAGAAGGTAATGATCCTGAAGTAGAAAATCAAGATGGAGATGAAGATCTTACTCCCAATAATGAAGGAACAAAAAAACATGAAGAAGAAATAATAGAAGTTAAAAAAGGTACAAAAAATAAAAGATATCCTGTTACAATAACTAATCGTAATGGAAAACCAGTAATTTTACAAGAACCACAATATTGGAATAGTCTAAAAAATAATATAGGACCTAAAAATAATAGAATTACTAAATTAATAGTTCACACTACAGCTGGTCAAAGAAAAGCCGATGATGCAGTAAGTGTTATGGAATACTTTTTATTATCCAAAAAATGGAGTTATGGTGGTTATCATCATTTAATTCAGAATGATGGAAAAGTAACTCAATGTTATAAAGATACGAAAAGGACTAATGGTATTGGTCATGCATTTTGTGAAGAGGTAATAAAATCCCAATTTAAATCGAATTTTACTAATGAGATGATACATATTTCATGGATTGGAGGTGCAGATTTTATCCAAGGAAAAAACCAAATGTCTAAAGGACAATCTATAACTATAGTAGATATAATTAAATTTTATATAAAAAGATACCCAGGAATAAAAGTATATGGTCATAATCAATTTGCAAATAAATCTTGTCCATGGTTTTGGGTCCCTAAACTAATGACAGAATTAGGATTAGAAAAAAATAGAGGTCTAACTAATTATAATAGGTATCAAAGTTACAAAGGAGCTAAATATCAAAAAGTAGCACAACAAATAGCAGGAGGAGAATATCCATTAATAAATATTTGAAAAAAATAATATGTTCGTACCAGATAAACCAGATGTATACCAGGGAAAACAAGTAATAATCAATTCAGATAGATTATTATTCAATGCTAAAACAGATAGTATTTTATTATTTTCAGATAAAATTATAGGTTTTAGTACAAACGGTAGTTTTCATTTTGATACGGGTAATTTAGATGGAAATAAATTTGTAGTAAATGCGCCTGATATTTATTTAGGATTAGATTTAGATAAATACCCAACAGAACCAGCACTATTAGGAGATAAAACAGAAGATTATCTTAATGATTTATTAGATATGGTAAATGATTTAATTAATGTATTAGTAGGACAATATACATTAGTAGCTCCTCCTATAGGTCCTTGTGCTCCTTTTCCAGGAAATGAAGGAAGTTTTGGAACTGTAAGAACTCAAATAATGGATTTAAGAAAAAAAATAAAAGAAATAAAAAGTAAACGAATTAAATTAGTATAATATGTCAGTAACAGGCTCAATAAGAAATTTATTACAACAACAAGATAAAGCACTTTATCAAGTTAAAGAAAAAATAAAAGAACAAGGAGAAAAAGCAGTAACTAATGTTAAAAAAAATCTACCAACTCCTAGTGAAATTAAAGATAAATATAAAGCAGAAGCAAGTGCAACTTTGTGTAATGCAAAGGGTTTAGATAAATCTGTAAAAGCCTATGAAAAATTAAAAAGACAATTAGATCAAGGAACAAAAGTAATTAATGGTGCGGATAAAGCTTTAAAAAAAATTAAAGCAATGTGTGATAAAATAATGTCGGTAGTTAATAAAATATTAAAAATTTTAGAAAAAATAGTTGGATTAATAGGAAAATTAAGTAAAGTTATATCAACAGCAAAAATAATATTAACAGGTATAGGATCAGTAATAATTCCTCCAACTGCAGGAGTTTTAATTCCTGCGGGAACAGCAATATTTTTAAAAGATAAACTAGATATAGCAAAAGGTTTTGTAGAAATTATAAAAGCTTCAGCTGCAACTTATCCCAAATTACTTAAAACATATGTGTCAAAAGCATTAAAATATATAGGATATATAACTAAAGCTACAACAGCATTAGCAGCTATAAAAAATGCTATAAAATTTATTGTGGGTTTATTAGAAACTTTATTTTTAGGGACATTATCACGATGTGGGGCTTTTAAAGCAAATAATGATGCTACAGATAATGCAGGAAATATTAGTCTTGATGGTAATGGAAATGTAGTACAATCAAAATCAGCTCAAGAATTTTTAGATAGTATTGGATACAACATGGAAATAATAGAACTTGGAAAAGATCCTTTTGATTTTTCAGATGATTTATCAAATTATTATGAAAAAGAATTAAAAAATTTAACAGTTCAAGGAAATTTGGAATTAATTGAAAGAGCATATAATGCTAATTTTCAAGTATTAGGATATAGACGTTATAAAGCTTAAAAAAATTATATTTATTAACAAACACAATCAACAATGAAAGCAAAAACTTTTGAAAATCTAATTAGAAGAGTAGTTAGAGAAGAAATCGATTATTCGTTACGTAGAGAAATTAAATCACTTAGGGAAGATTTACGTGATGAATTAAAACCAACAATAGTAGAACATACTGAAAAAATAGCTAAAGTCCCCGAAACAGTAAAACATTCTTTGAAAGAAAAAATTATGGGTAGAACACCTGTAAAACAACAACCAACACAAAATTTTTCATCTAATAGTACATTAAATGATTTATTAAATGAAACAGCAGCAGGAAATACAAATACTCAAATAGCCCAAGCACCTGTAAGTATGGCACAACCATTTGCAACAGGAGCTCCTTTACCTGCGGATACAACAGGTATGCCTAAATCGGTAGCAAATGCAATAACAAAAGACTATAGTGGTTTAATGAAAGCAATAGCTAAGAAAAAAGGAAACTAATAAATGCCTACAACTGATAATTACATACGAATTAATCCTCTAGATTTAAATAAAAATGTAGCTATAGGTGTAGCCTTTCCTTTTAACGCTGATGGAGTTTTTAATCAAACATTTACACAAAAAGAACAAGTAAAAAGTAACCTAATAAACGTATTATTAACAGAACCAGGTGAAAGAGTAAATTTACCTGCTTTTGGAGTTGGTTTAAAAAATTTACTATTTGAAACAGAAATAGATACTAATAGTTTAGAAGCACGAATAGATAATCAAGTAAAACTCTATATTCCAGAAATAACATTAATTTCAGCTGATAGTAGTTTTTCACCTGATGACCATTTATTATATATAAAAATAGTATATAAATATAATCCTTCAAGTGAATTAGACGCTATACAACTAAATTTTAACACATAAAACAATGGCATCATATTCAAAAACTTCAAATAAAACACAAGATAAAGATGTTAAATATTTAAATAAAGATTTTAATTCTTTTAAATCTCAACTAATAGAATTTACCCAAACTTATTATCCTAATACTTATAATGATTTTAGTGAAGGATCTCCAGGTATGATGTTTTTAGAAATGGCATCATATGTGGGAGATGTTTTATCATTTTACACAGATACTCAATTACAAGAATCATTTTTATTATTAGCTCAGGAAAAAGAAAATTTATATAATTTAGCTTATGCTTTAGGATATATCCCTAAAGTAACAACAGCAGCTTCTACTAATTTAGAAATATATCAATTAATACCTGCAAAATTAGGAATTTCAGGATCAATTTATGAACCAGATTATGATTATACTTTAACTATAAATGAAAATTCTATATTTTCTTCAACAGAAGGAACAGAATTTTATACAGAAAATCAAGTCAATTTTGGGTTTTCATCTTCTTTTGATCCAACAACTGTAAGTGTGTATCAGTATGATAGTTTAAATAATCCAGAATATTATTTATTAAAAAAACAAACTTTAGGAGTATCTGCAAAAATAAAAACACAAACATTTAGTGTAGGAGCAGCACAACAGTTTAAAACATTAACATTATTTGACACAAATATTATTTCTATAGAATCTGTAGTAGATACAAATGGCAATATTTATTCAGAAGTCCCTTATTTAGCACAAGATACTATTTTTGAAGAAATAACAAATACAGGAGCAAATGATCCTGAATTAAAAAGCTTTAATCAACAAACTCCTTATCTTTTAAAATTAAAAAGAGTACCAAGAAGATTTGTATCTCGTTTTAAAACAGATAATACATTAGAACTTCAATTTGGAGCAGGAAGTTCAGATAAATCAGATGAACAAATAATCCCTAACCCAGATAATATTGGTTTAGGAATTAAAGATGGAAGAAGTAAATTGGATGTAGCTTATGATCCTTCTAATTTTTTATACACAAAAGCTTATGGTCAAGCTCCTTCAAATACAACATTAACAGTAACTTATTTAGTGGGGGGAGGACTAGAATCAAATGTAAGTTCAAATACTATAACTAAAATAGAAACTTTAAAAACAGGTAATAAACCTAATTTAAATCAATCTTTATTAACTTTTATAAAAAGTTCAGTAGCAGTAACTAACCCACAAAAAGCAATAGGGGGTAGTGCAGGAGATTCAGTAGAAGAAGTCAGAATGAATGCAATGGCAGCTTTTTCAGCTCAAAAAAGAACAGTTACAAAAGAAGATTATTTAATTAGAACGTTATCTATGCCTGCTCGTTTAGGTAGAGTAGCAAAAGCATATATTACACAAGATGATCAAATATCTCCTTTAACAACAGAACCAAATCGTATTCCTAATCCATTAGCTTTAAATTTATATACTTTAGGATATGATAAAAATAAAAAATTATCAACATTAAATACAGCTACAAAAACAAACTTATCTACTTATTTAGAAGAATATAGAATGTTAACAGATGCTGTAAATATTAAAGATGCATTTGTTATTAATTTTGGTTTAACTTTTGAAATAGTAACTTTTAAAAACTATAATAATGAAGAAGTAATACTTAATTGTATAACAGAAATAAAAGAATTTTTTGATACAGATAAATGGCAAGTAAATCAACCTATTATTATTTCAGAAGTATATAATTTAATTGGTAATGTTTCGGGAGTCCAATCAGTAGAAAATATATCTTTTAATAATATTAATGGAACAGATGTAGGATATTCACAATATAAATATGATTTTACTCAGGCCACTAAAGGAGGAATAATTTATCCTTCACTAGATCCAAGTATATTTGAATTAAAATTCCCAAATTCAGATATTAAGGGAGGAGTAACAACTTATGGTTATAATTCATCAGGTATAACTACTGGTAATACATCAGTAGGTCAATCAAGTAACTATTAATTTAAAAATAAAAAATGGCATATTATTTTATATTTCCAGAAAAGGACACTACAGTATACAGTCACCCAGATAGAATTAAAATGAATGCGGGAAGTGATGAAATCCTTGAAATTGTAAAAGAAAAAGGAAGCTCAGACCAAAGATATTATCCTTCAAGAATTTTAATTAAATTTAAAAATAAAGAAATTAAAACAACAATTTCGGATAAAATAGGATCTACTGTTTTTAATAATGGAACAACACAAGTAGCATTACAACTACTTTCTTCAGAACATAAAAATTTAACTAGTACATTAAATTTAGAAGCATTTGCAGTATCTGAATCATGGGATGAAGGAACAGGAAGATTTTCAAATTTACCTACAAGTTCAAATGGAACAAGTTGGGTTTTTAGAGATAATAGTACAACAGCTACTCAATGGACTACATCAAGTTTTGCAGTAGCTACTACGGGTTCAATAAATGCTACAGGAGTAACAAAAGGAGGAGGAGTATGGTATACAGGTAGTTTATTTCAAGGTTCTCAACAATTTTTATTAGGAGACACTTTAGATACAGATATAAATGTAACTACAATAGTTCAAAAACACTCAGCAAGTTTATTTGCTAATAGTGCTTATCCAACAGGTATAGCTAATGAAGGATTTTTAATTAAACAACCAGATTCAATTGAAGAAGATATATCAAGTAGTTTTGGTGAAATGCAATATTTTTCAGTTGATACACATACTATTTATCCACCAAGATTAACATTTAAATGGGATGATAGTTCTTACAGTATAGGAAGTGCTACTGCTAAAAATAGTGGAGAATTAAATGTTTCACTTTATAGAAATAAAGAAGAATATAATCAAAATGATGAAGCATTTTTTAGAATTCATGTAAGAGATAAATACCCTACAAGACAGTTTACATCTTCTTCTAATTTTTTAGATGTAGGATATTTTACAACATCTTCACATTATAGTATAAGAGATGCACACACAGAACAAGAAATTATCCCTTTTGATAATAGTTTTACAAAATTAAGTGCAGATGATGAGGGTATGTACTTTAAATTACATATGAAGGGATTACAACCTGAAAGATTTTATAGAGTATTGTTTAAACATATAAATAGTGAGGGAACAATAATATATGATAATAATTACCACTTTAAAGTAGTTAGATAATGTCAAAAGAAAAAATAAAAATAACAAAAAAACTATATAGTAGATTTGATGTAAGTAACGTTTTAGACTTATCTTTTAGTGAATTAGCTGAAACAGATAATAGAAAAAATGATGTTAAAATTAAAAATTTATTTCAAGAATATAATGATCTTTTTTATGATATCCCTAAAATAGGAAATCAATCCCATTCAACATTATTTGTCCAAAGTAGAGATTATATTAATGATTTTTATGATCCTAAAGATGATCAAATAGAAGCATTATTAGATAGAATAGAAATATTAGAAGAAGAAGTACTAAATCAACAAAATTCATCAATAACTTCAGATAATGAACACCCAATTTATAATAATGGTTCTTTTTTAAGAGTAGAGGGTTCATCAAATCCAAATTTTAGATATTTTATGTATAAAGGATTAGCTCATTATTTAACTAATGTAACGAAAAAAATATTATACCAAAAATATCAACCAGGTAGAGACGAAAATGATTTTATAATTACTTTATCTTCAGATAATGAATTACCTACTCAAGGTCCTCAATTAAGAGATGGCCAAGACTTAAATAATTTAGAATAATGGCAGAAAACACGGAAACAATATTAAATTTTGATTTTAAGCCAGGTCAAGTTGCATCTAGAGAATTAACAAGAAAATTTGGTAATATTAATGATTATGCTGAATTACATGTATTATCTTTATCAGATCAATTATTACAATCAAATTTAAATTTTACTTCTTTTAATTCTACTCCTGAAGGAACAGATAGTGAAGGATTAATAAGTGAAATAGGTATGGATCCTGCTGTTGAATTAGATAAATTAGGATACACATCGGGAAAATATAAGATTAAATTAAATTTACTTAGAAGAAAAATATTAAACTCACCACTTTTATTATTTTCTATAAAAGAAATATCTTCTTCTAGAAACGAATTAAAATTAAGATTAGGTTCTTCTGTAAATAATACTCAAACTATATCATCTATAAGAAATTTTATTAATGAAGTAGAATCTAATGTATTTTTTAAAGATTTTGGACTTAATTTTAATAATGGAAATATACTAACTGTAATTAATATTGCATTAGATGAAAGAGGAACTAGTCCTGAAATTTTAATTAAACTTTTAAAACCACTTCCTTCTACTTATAATATTGATGATGATTTAAATATAGTAGAAGAAATAATAGATCCTATAGTATTAACCATAGATTTAGGAATACAACAAGAAGAAGATAATTCTATATCTTTAAGGGGTCCTAATTTTAAAATAGACGTTAGATTAAATAATTCAATACCTTCATCACTTAAAACATATGATAGTATATTAAATAATAGTTCAGTATTATCTTCATCATATAATCAACTTTTAAATTATTTAGAAAATGGAGAAGTACCAGAAATACCTTATGATTATATAAGACCTATTTCAGAAAGTTTTGCAGGAGAAAGTGATGATGTCCCTTATCATTTTGAAAATTTTGTAAATTTTAGTAGTGCAACAGAACGTTTAAAAAACTTTGAATATAAAATTAAATTAATTGAATCATATGATGAAAAATTAGAAAAATTAAAACTAATACCTACTCCTCAAGCAGCTTCAATATCAAATCAGTCTTTAATTAATAATCAAAAAAATGATTTACTAAAAGGTTTAGATGGATATGAAAGATTTTTATACTATACTTCAGGATCTTTTGCTTATCCTAAAAGTAACACTATTCCTCCTTTCAATTTATATCCTATATCTTCTTCAGAAGTAAAAACATGGTTAGGAAATGAAATATCTTCTAATCCTAATTATGGGGGACAATTACTATCAGCTTCTTTATATGATAGACAAAACCAAAATAATCTAGAAAGATTAGTACCTAATCATGTATTAGATAATGATGATAATGACCAATATAGGTTATTTGTTAATATGATGGGTCAACATTTTGATCAAGTATGGATTCATATAAAACACATCACAGAAATAAATGATACTCATCATACAAGAGGTATTTCTAAAGATTTAGTTTATTTTACTTTAAAAGGTTTAGGCATAGAAGCTTTTGATCAATTTGAAAACACAGAATTAATAGAATATATATTAGGAGAGGGAACATCTGGGAGTGCTTTTTATGGAGCTCCAGTATCTCAATCATTAATAACAGCCTCAAATGAGGGTTCAGTTGCTAAACAAAATATTTCAAAAGAAATTTGGAAAAGATTATATCATAATGCACCTTATCTTTTAAAAACTAAAGGAACAGAAAAAGGATTACACGCATTAATGAATTGTTATGGAATCCCTCCCTCAATATTAAATGTAAAAGAATATGGAGGATCTACAACAGATAAAACAACATTTAAAACATTTACATACGAAAAATCCAGTTTAGTTATAGAAGGAGGATCATTAACTACCACAGATCATGTACTTAGAACTAATTGGAGTAGTTTAAATCAAGGCCCTGCTAATTCAAAAACAGTAGAAGTAAGAGCTAAACCAAATAGAGACACAGCTAATGATGTAAATATATTTGAAATAGGAAATATTTTAACCAACCCCGGTAACCAAAATGTAGAAATATGTATACAAGCTTCCTCTTCGGGAGTAGATGTTTATGAAACAGGAGATAATATTAAATTTGGAAGACTTGCTTATAAAAGATTAGGATCCACACATGCAGCAACCGAATATTTTCCTATTTATAATGGTGATTTTTGGAATATACATTTAGCATGTGATGTAAATGATTTAATAACATTTGGTGCATATCAAGCTAACTTTAATAAAAATATATTTCATTATACCGCATCTGATAGTTCTGTTGGAAACACATATAATAACGCCTTTGGTGTAAATGCAGGACAAGGATATTTAGGTTTATTTGTTGGTACTAATTTTTATTCAGGTTCTTTTCAAGAATTAAGATCTTATTGGGGAGAAACATTATCACATGAGACTCATAGAAAACATGCATTAGAACCCTTTATGTATGCTGGTAACACAGTTTCATCATCATATGATACTCTTGTATTAAGATTCCCATTAGGAAGTACAGACATAGAAACTTTAGAAAATCATATTCCTAATCATAATTTAACTTTTCCTTTTGGGGCCCCATTATCGATAATTCCATTAAATAGTAACACATTAACCCATTCTAATCCTATTGTTTTTAAAGAACTAACAGAAACACATTTTTTACCTACACCTGATACAGTAGGAAGATCAATGACAAGTGAAAAAGTCAGAATAGATGAAGGTACTATTGATGATGACATGTTATCATCTACAATCAAAACAGAAACATCTACATTAGACAGACAACCCCAAGATTTTGAAGACTTAGGTGTATTCTTTTCACCAACAACTGAAATAAACGAAGACATAATTTATACTTTGGGTGCATTTAGATTAGATGATTATATAGGTTCACCTTTACCTTCAGCTCAATCATCATCTAAATATGTAGATTTAAAAGAATTAAGAGACACTTACTTTCAAAAAGTAGAAAGTAGATATAATTATTGGGATTATATTAAATTAATCCAATAT